CGAAAAAAATTCTTTATATTTAATAAATTAATAAAAGGTAATAGATGAGTATATACGATGAAAAGGCGGCGCGTCCGGAACTGCCTATCGAAGAAAATAAAGGAAATGGCTCATTATATGAAGCCTTGCATAATCAATTAGCAACATTAGTTGATTATAATGATTCGATAATATTTCTTAATGATGAGATAAATGATAATACATTGACAGATTTAATTATTCGTATGCGTAGTTTATTACAAAACCGCGAAGATAAAAAGGCACCTGTTAATTTAATGATAAATTCACCAGGTGGTGACGTTCATGAAATGTTAGGAATTATTGACTATATCGAATCTTTAGAAGTACCAGTAAATACGATTTGTAGAGGTAGAGCCTTTTCAGCAGCAGCAATTATATTAGCATGTGGTACTGGGTCACGGATGATGAGTAAACGATCGACTGTAATGTTTCATCAATCATCAAGTTTCTTAGGTGGCAAGATGAGCGATATATCGGCGTATTTAGATAATGTCAAGAATATAGAAAAGACTATATATGATATATTAGCAGATAAAACAAATAAAGATCAGGTATGGTGGAAAGATAATATGAAATCAGATTTATATTTAACCGCGGAACAATTAAAAGAATATAACGTAATTGATACAATAATATGAAATTAACAGCTGACCAAATAGCACAAAATTGGGACGAATTATTAAACGTCATTAAAACAGAATTTACAGGAACACGTAAAGATAAGTTATTATCAATGTATACTGATATGGAAGATAGAATGGCATTAGCGCCGGCTTCTTCTTATAGCCACTTTCATAATGCCTTTCCAGGAGGATATGTAGAACATGTATTACGCGTAATTAAATGTGCAAAAAAAGTATATACATTATGGACAGATATGGAAGCAGATATGTCCGGCTATACACATGAAGAGCTTATCTTTACTGCGTTAAATCATGATATTGGTAAAATGGGATTTCCTGGTGATGGTAATGAGATATATCAAATTAATGATTCTGAATGGCATAGGAAGAACCAAGGTAGAGAATATAAGATTAATCCTAATAACCCATTTACATTAGTAAATGATTTATCTATTTGGTTATTGCAACATTATGGAATAGAAATATCCTGGAATGAAATGTTAGGTATTAAATTAACAGACGGATTATATGACGATTCAAATAAACCATATTTCATATCTAGATCATCAGATGCTAAATTAAAAACAAATTTAGGATATATAATGCACCAAGCCGATGGCATGGCTGCCAGAATTGAATATGAGCGTTGGAATAATAATAAACCAATTACTACAAATGCTCCCAAAAAGAAAATAACTAGCCCGCAGACACAAATTAATGCTAATAAAATGTTTAACGACTTATTCGGAGAATAATATGGTAACAACTATTATAATATTATCAGTACTATTAATTACTTCGGTATTGATAAATTTCAATCAAATCCGAAAACAAGAAGCACATGAAGAATATATAGATGAGTTAGAAAATTCTAATACAGAATATTATCAATTTTTCAATACATTAAAATCACGTATGAATGAATCTAATTCTAAATTAAAACAAATCGATAGATTAGGTTCATTTGAAGCGGATGATGAAACTGGGTTTATATTTACCGAGTTACGTGATATTATAGATGATCTTAATAAAGGATTTTAATGGAAGAGCTGAGCCCTGTTGATAAATTTTACGAATGGCTAGCCGCAGAAGAAGCGGATATTGAAGCTAACGGTCCTAAAAAACGTAGAGGACGAAAGCCAACTAAAAATATGTATTTTACATATATGACAGATAAAGCAATTGTTGCTTATAATAATGAATCTAGTTATGCAAAGCGAAATAAAGTATTTCGCGAACATATTAATTATCCATTTAATAAATTAGTTGAAAATATATATCATACATTTCGATTTTCATATTTCGATGTACCATATGAAGATATTAAAGCCGAGGTAGTAGCCTTTTTAACAGAAAAAATTGGAAAATACCAAGAAGGTAAAGGAAAAGCTTTTTCTTATTTTTCTATAGTTGCTAAAAATTATCTTATTATACAAAATAACTCAAATTATGCTAAAATGAAATTGCGGACTGATACTACTGAAATCGATGGTAATAGAAATGTTACTGCCGAAGTAGCATTATCTGATCATCAAGACTCGTTACGAGATTTTACCAATTTATGGGTTGATTGGTATGATAAAAATATGAATACAATTTTTTATAATAAACGTGATATTATAGTAGCTGATACAATTCTAGAATTGTTCCGGATTCGTGAAAATATAGAAAACTTTAATAAAAAGGCGTTATATATTTTAATACGAGAACGTACAGGCCTTAAAACTCAGAATATTACTAAAGTATTAAATATCATGAAACGTGATTATATGAAAATGTATGCAGTATACCGTAAGTCCGGCCATATAATCAATATAATTAATTAATCCTTATATTTATATAAAAGGATTATCATGAGTGCAGAATTCGAGTTATTTAATGGAACAAATTTTTCTGATTTGATGCGTGATATATATCATAACTCGAAAAAGAAAGATAGACAAATACAAGGCCTTATTAAAGAATTACAGCCATTAATAAAAAATACCGGCGATGCCACTGTATTAGTTCCTATGATAAAAGATTATTTAGAAATATCTGTAAAAAATGATGATGCCTTAGTTAAATTAGCAGCAGTTGTGCAACGGCTAGTATCAGCTAGTAATAAAGAATCGGAAGATAATGAGTTCGGTTTATCTGATGAAGAACGTCGACGATTATTAGAAGAAGCCGAATCAGAAGTTAAAAAATTGCAAGCAAATAGCAAGGAACTGGATAGTGAACAACATCAATCTACAGATAGGTCAAGTAATACAGACCTCGAATCCAACTCAGTTTGATCAATTTACCGATAATCGTGATATAGAATTATCTCCAGGGACTATTCGTGTACGAATAAGTACTGGTAAACGAGCCGTTGATGTAAATGCAATACCTGCTAATGCCAGTTATTTAAATATACCGTTATACGGAGAACAAGTAATAGTATTCAGTGCAATATCTGGTAATTCTGAAAATAAGAAACAAGCTCAATATTACTATTTTTCAGCGATAAATGTCCATGGACAATTAAATAATAATATATTACCATTTATTAATGATACACGGCCTCAGATTAATAATTATTTACAATCTGGTATTAAATCTACTATTAAAGCCAAAACTCCGGAACAATTATCTTTCGAGCCACGTAATATTGTTACAATACAACCGTACCAAGGAGATACAATCTTACAAGATCGTTTTGGCTCTGTGTTACGATTCTCTAGTACGCATAAAAATTTATCTTCATATTCTCAAAAACCGATATGGCAAGGTAAAACTGCCGGCGATCCATTTATATCATTAACATGTGGTATCGATGGTACTCGCAAGTCAGGTTATTTTACAATAGAAAATCCAGATAAAGATTCAAGTTTAATTTATTTATCATCAACACAAAAAATAAATAATTTAAAATTAGCACAACGTAAAATAGGTTTACAAACTAAATCATTAACATCATATACAAATCCTCAAGTAATTATATCATCTAATCGATTAATATTTAATGCACGAGAAGATGAATTAGTATTAGTATCTAAAAAAGATATTAAACTAGCAACTCCAAATTGGTCTGTAGATGTGGATAATTTAGTAACTCAATTAGAAGCATTAGTAACTGCCATAACACAAATGACACACCCTACAGGAGTAGGACCATCCGGGCCACCTATAAACATTGCAGATTTTACAAAAATATTAACAGAAATAAAACGGATGAAACAATAATGCATAAACCATCATGGCTTTCAGCTGAGCTTCAAGGAATGATAGATAATAATAGTCCATTAAATGGTCTAAAATTAGGTATTACATTAGCTAAATTCTCATTAACTATTATTCCTCCCACATTAGGCGCGGCTACAGGAATTATCCCTGCCATGCATGCATATAATTCGGCGTGGCGATATGGTAAAGTTAAAGGTATTGAAGATGCGGTAAATGTATTTGCAAAACAAAATGCAAATGGAATGTCGCCTATATCTGCTGGATTATTTACTGGAATCGCTCCTCCTCCACTTAAAGGCACTCAACCATTATATGCTGCTACTGTCGTTTTAAAAAAAGATAAAAAATTTTTATGTGATGCATTAGCAAAGGCTATATACATAAATTGGACTTTAGGTAAATCAATTTTTACACCATTTGGAACTACTATACCGACATGGAATATTCCATTTCTTTCAAAGAAAATTAAAGATGAAGCAAAGGACCAAGGCATAGATATACCACAAATTATGTTACAAGCTAAATCTGCAATGCAACAATCGATATCAAAGGCTAGTCGTGAAATTGAATTATATGATGTAGAAGAATACCAAAAACGTACTAGTCAATTCGACTAATTTATTAATGTAACATATTTATTAAAAAGGATAATACTATGGGCTCAAAATCATTTGTAAAGTTATTACGAAAAATTATTAGAGAAGAAGTTCAGACCGCAGTACGCCAAGTATTGACTGAACAAAAAACTAATCACAAACAAGTTATCGAACATGGAATGAATTTATCACATGTTACAGAAAATCCAATGCCTAATCGTCCGGTGGCTAAAAAACAATTCACAAAAAATTCTATGTTAAATGATCTGTTAAATGAGACGGCTGCTTTGCCGGCTGCACCGGAAATGGCAGAATGGAGTACAATGAATTTTAAATCGGAAATGGCAGATGCATTTGGAATGCCTGATAGAAATCAGCCATTAGCTACAACAGGAATTAATGGAGAAGCTGTTAATATGTCAAATGAAAATGTTGCTTCAACTGTAAATGCAATGACAAAAGATTATTCTGCTTTAATGAAAGCAATTGATAAAAAGAAAAAGATTAGATAGTGGCTAGACCGATTTATAAATATCAACCTATTAATAATACACCTGATGTAGCTATTGGAATATCATTACCATTTAACAATTCTAGTAAACGTCGGTCAGTTGAAAGCCATTATATGTCGAGTAGTCTAGATGGAACAGCCGTGTTTAATTTGACGTATACTACTGAAGAGCAAGTTATATCAAATTTAAAAAATTTACTGTTAACTCGCAAAGGCGAAAGATATATGCAACCGGAATTCGGTACAGATATTTATAATATGTTATTTGAAAATAATACTAACGATGTAAAATCTAGATTAAAGGATAATATAACAAAAGATATCGAATATTGGTTGCCTTATATTACAATTAATGATATAGAAATGGTTACTAGTAAAGACGGTCATATGTTAACGATAGCGTTAAAATTTCAAATAACTAATATAGGAACTAATTTAGTTATTAATATCATTGCTTCTGAAAATACATTTACCATATCCGATGCGGTATTAGATACTACATTAGAGTTACGTCAAATTAGTAATGGATATTAAGGAAAGGTTAGCTTATGAGTAACTTAGTTAAGAAAGATGTAAAATATTTAAATAAAGATTTTGCCCAGTTTAGACAAAATTTAATAAACTTTGCAAAAAATTATTACCCGGATACATACCAAGATTTTAATGAATCATCTCCTGGTATGATGTTTATTGAAATGGCATCATATATTGGGGATGTATTATCATATTATACAGATACATCTTTCCGCGAATCATTGTTATCTACTGCACGTGAAGATTCTAATATATTAATGTTATCAAATTTATTTGGATATAAGCCTAAATTAAATTCTCCGGCTAAATGTAAATTAGATGTATTTCAGCTAGTAATTGCATCCGGAACTGGGGCAAGTGCAACACCAGATATGGCTCATGCACTTACTATTGGTAGTGATGCAGAATTAGAAAGCGAAGAAGGTATTATATTTAGAACATTAGCACCAGTTGATTTTAATTCAGATCCGGATATATCTGTATATGAAATAGATGTATCAGGTAACGTTGCTAGATATTTGTTAAAAAAACAAGTAACTGTAGAGTCTGGTCAAATTAAAACTTTAACGTTATCGTACAAAGACCCAAAGCCATATGATAAAATAGTATTACCGGAATCAGATGTTATTAATATTATAGACATTACTGATTCGGCGGGAAATAATTGGTATGAAGTTGATTATTTAGCTCAAGATACTGTATTTGAAGATATCGCAAATATTCCATTTAATGATCCGGAGTTATCGGAACACCGATCATCGGTACCATATATTTTAAAATTACGTAAAACGCCTAGGCGGTTTATTACTAGATTACGCGAAGATAATCGATTAGAAATATGTTTCGGTTCGGGAATATCATCGGATCAAGATGAAGAAATTATTCCAAATCCAAAAAATGTAGGGCAAGGGTTAGAATATTTAAAACGTATTACTAGTGATTCAATTGACCCATCTAATTTTTTATATACCAGTACTTATGGCTTAGCTCCTTCAAATACCACATTGACTATACGATACACTATAGGTGGGAGTATTTCTGATAATGTCTCGATAAATTCTATAACAAAAATAAATAATATTACATATTTAAATGATAATGGAACTGTTAACCTTTCGGACGCAAAAGCATCTGTAGCAGTTACAAATTCAGAACCGGCAGTTGGTGGGAAAACAAAACAAGATATTGAAGGTATTAGACAAAATGCCATGGCAGCCTTTGCTGCTCAGAATCGTATAATTACTAAAGAAGATTATATTGCAAGGGTATATGCAATGCCATCAAAATATGGATCAGTATCTAAAGCATATATTACAGCAGATACTCAAATAAATACAAATGATAAAACATACCCAGCAGAGACGTTACAGAATCCATTGGCATTGAATTTGTATTTATTATCTAGAAATTCTACAGGAAATTTTATTGAACCTAATTCAGCATTAAAAGAGAATATAAGAACTTATATATCTCAATATCGTATGCTAACCGATGCAATAAATATAAAATCTGCATTTGTTATTAATATTGCAGTAGATTTTGAAATCATAACTAGACCTAATCAAAATAGTAATGAAGTAATATTAAAATGTATAGACCGATTAAAAACGTTATTATCAAATGATAGAATGCAAATCAATGGTTCCGTAGATATATCATCGATGATGTCTGAATTAGATAAAATTGATGGGGTACAAAGTGTTGTTAATTTTGAATTTACAAATAAGACAGGCGGATCTTATTCACCAAATGTTTACAATATAAAATCCGCTATTAAAAATAATATTTTATATCCATCATTAGATCCATGTATATTTGAAATAAAATATCCTAATTCTGATATAAGAGGGCGAGTTGTTAAAGTTTAAGGAATTAAATGTATAGAATATTTTACGCAGAAAGGAACACTACTTTATTTGAAAGGATGCCAAATCAAAATACTGGTATCGATCAAATTTTAGAACTTACAAAAATACAATCCGGTTCTATTATAGACGGGCGGTACCAATCAAATACATATAATACAAGATTGTTAATCGATTTTGGTTCGGAAATTAATACTCTTGCAGCTGCAGTTAATAATGGTAATATACCTCCAATCGGTAATAGTGTTGGTTCTGCATCGGTATATTTATCATTAAAATCATCTGATGCGTCAGATTTAATTCACCGATATAATATAAAGGCATTCCCAATATCAGAATCATGGTCACATGGTCAAGGATATAAAAATGATATACCAAAGACTACAAAAGGCGCATCATGGTATTTTCGTAACTCGAAAGACGTAACTACATATTGGAATACGACTAATGGCCATAGCAGCAATCAACGTGGATTATCAGAAAAAACTAACGGTGGTGGTTCATGGATTACCGGATCATCGTATGAAGCATCACAGTCGTTTTATAATGAAATACCTGATATACGTATAAATGTATCTGACATCGTAGATAATTGGGTTAAAGGTAATATACTTAATAATGGATTTATTATTAAACGTCCTTATTCGGATGAAATATCCGGTGAATCATTGGGAGATATTAAATTTTTCGGCCGCGACTCTCATACAATATTTGTTCCTAAATTGGAAGTAACATGGGATAATACTGCATTTGCTAATACTAGTTCGGCGGAAATTTCATCAGATACATATGTACCATATTTTAAAAATATAAAATCAGAATATAGAACGTCAGAAATTGCAAAATTTCGAATAGGAGTTCGTCCAGAGTTCCCACCACGTACATATGTTACATCATCATTTTATTTAACCGGAGAAAGATTACCAACTTCCTCATATTATAGCATAATAGATTCTGTAACGAATGAAATAATCGTTGCATATGATACTTTAGGTACTCGAATTGATTGTGATGTGAATGGTAGTTTCTTTAAATTACGAATGGATTCGTTCATGCCAGAGCGCCATTATAAAATACAATTAAAAATAGAAAGAGATAATGGCGATGATGTACAAACATTTGATGATTTTTATTTTAAGGTTGTTAACTAATGATAGATCGTTCCAAATATAAAAAATATGATTTAAACCAAACTAAAGAATCTGGTAAAATTGATTCTGCATTTGATTATTTCGTCGAAACTGATGATACAGAACTTATAGAAGATGAATTCATTTCTAATGTCAAAATATCTGGTGATTATCATGACATGATGTTAAAAGAAGATATAGAAATTGCCTTTCAGTCTGCAGAAAATGAGCCGGTAATAATTCCTAATTATGAAACATTGGAAGTTATGTTAATTGAACGTGGATTGACTTATGATGCAATACGTGTTCAAACAAATATAGATGATTTTATATATAATAATTTATATTCGTTAGATGATAGGTCGGGAGAATATAGCAATGTTATTAGATTTCAAAGCGGTTATAGACCAGCATTTCCATTCTTTAGAGATCCAGGAGATTATATAAGAAATTTGAATAGTACTTCTGGCAGATATTATAATGGAATCGTATTTCAGAAACAAACATGGGAAGAAAAACTTCGTGCACGATATGAAGGAAATATAATTGTTTTAAATAATAGAAGTTATGAGAATGCAATTGAATCTATACGCATGATGATTTATGGTGATTGGAGAGCAGTTGCTTTCGAAGGAAGTTGGGGCGGAGCTTATCCGGCAATAAAAACATTAGTATATTATGATCAAATAAACGGGTTAGGATTAGATTATAACCCTGATGTTGATCCATGGGAAGATAATTCAGTATTAAATGTAATGATTGATGAAGGAGTAATTACCGATCTTCAAGGTGATGGCTTAGATGATGAACCGATATGGAATGATTTTGATCATTATTCATGGCGCGATTCTGGGAAAACTGGAGCTAATATGGATGGTTCTGGAAGAAGATACCAACGATATATTGATACAACAAATAACGAAGTATTTAATTTAGAATATATGCAACCATATGAGCCGGCTGGTTCGGAGTTGTATTATAATGAGTATGGCGGATGGCAGCAAATACAGGAGTAAATATAGGAAAGTCGTTAGCAAAAGCACGACAGAAAGCAAGAAATACAGTAAAACGTATGACTCGACCGTTAGTTAAGGATGGTACTGTAGAAGTACATTACTTTACTCCCGGAGAAAATCCTCGTTATATTGTTGGTGGCGTGATATCACAAGGTTATAAATTTAATACTGACAAAATTTTAATCGACCATACTGAAGTTTTAGAAACATTTAACATACGTCGTGGTAATTTTAATGCATCAGTTAATATCCATAATCCAATATTAGGATCAGAAGTTTTTCCAATGATATATCTTAAAGAGATATCTCCTGATCGACGCGAATTAAGATTTGAACATGTAGAAGTTGATAATCCAGAAGATCATGATGACATGTTAGAAGATTTTGTAGACGCTGTTAATAGTGGTATGGAATTAGTAATAAATTTTGGACAAGATCAGCTTTTCAGAATTATCAATGAAAAATTATTTGGAGAAGACGATGATTTAGTTGTACGTTTATTAGATCCTTTGCCAGATGATATTGAAGAAGAATCAACCGCATGGATTGTTAACGAATTATCTGATTCGTTTGATGATAATGATATATCGGTTTTTGGAGAAAGTGAGTTAAATAATTTAAATGAATTACGTGGTCCTAATTTTGAAATTGAAACATCGTATGGTACAATAACAGAAACAGATTTTAAATCATGGAATACATTGTTAGATGCCAATACTTCGACATCTCAAAATGTAATTGACAGTATATTTTCAGGATCGTTATCCGGCGTTAAGTTAGGTATCGATTATTCCGGATTTAACAATTTTATATATTTTTCATCTGCAAAAGAACGCGTTGCAAATTTTAAATATAAAAAAGAATTAATTGAGTATTATGATACACGTTTAAACGTATTAAATGACGCAACTGGTACGGATTCTACTTCTTTACAAAATAATATCACTATAAATACTTCACGTAAAAATGATATCATAGGATCATTTGATGCATTTGAATATTGGTTATATAATGAATCAACATCAAGTTTATTCACAGAACATGATCTATATAAATCAGAAGAATATGAAATAGAAGGTGGGAGAATAGGAGCTCAAGCATATCGTGTTCAACCATGGCCAAAATATTTATCAAATGGTAAATATGTATTACATCATAGTACATCGTCATTAGCAACATCATGGTATTCTGGTGTATACGCAACTGCTTCATTATATGACTTTGAAAATCCTAATAATTTAGCTACGACTATTCCAGAACATATACGGAATGATGAAAATAACTTACAGTATGAATTATTTGTTAACATGATTGGTCATCATTATGATATCATATATTCATATATTGATAATTTAGCTAAATTATATAAATTAGAAGAACATCCTACGTTAGGACAAAGTAAAGATACATTGTATGAAATTGCATCTTCATTAGGTTGGTCATTAACTGATGGTAACCAAGCTTCTGCTTTATGGCAATATAAATTAGGTGTTAATTCCGGGTCAGGTGCTTACCAATCAACTGGATCGTTATTTTCGAAGTCTGATGAAGATATAACAACAGAAGTATGGCGTAGAATTGTTAATAATTTACCATATTTACTTAAATCTAAAGGTACTGCGAGGTCAGTTAAAGCGTTGATGAATACATATGGTATTCCGCAGACTTTACTTTCTATACGAGAATATGGTGGTCCGAATGTATCTGGAGAATCTCCTGTTTTAATAGAAGACCGATTTAATTATGCATTACAAATTAATGAAAATGCATATATTAAAGTTCCATCAACTAGTAATACTATACGTACACGTGAAATTCGATTTAAGCCGGCCATCAAAGATGATATGGCATTAATGTCATATTACAATGGCTCTAATACTAAATTTCATATAGCTGTTTTATATACAGGTTCATATTCTGGAAGTGATTCTTATGGTCGTATTGCAATAGCAGATAGCGCCGGCAGTTCTACTACAAGTTTTCTTCCATTATTCGATGGTGAGTTTTGGAATCTTAAATGGACTACTTCTGTTGGCGATGATAATGCGGTTACAGTACAAAAAGCCTCAGATTATATCACTGGCAAAGTGATTCATTCTGGATCTACAGGTAATATTGAAGAACCTATTGATGGAGGATCTGGAGAAGTATTTATTGGTGGTAAGTTAGGAACATCAAACGTTGATACACAAATTAATAATCTGTCAGATACTAGTATTACTACATTTAGTGGTTCAATACAAGAATATCGTGAATGGTTTGAAACAATTAATGATACGACATTTGACTTACATACATTGAATCCTAGTTCATATGTATCATCTTTAAGTCCTACTGCATCATATGATCAATTACATAGACATTTACCGTTAGGTACTGATTTAGATGCAATTGATTATTCTACTAACGGCACAAAAATTATAAGTAAACATCCGGCTTCCGGAAGTAATACGTTACATGGTGGTGAAGCAATAGTTAACGGATTTATTACGCCGGCAAATTCTGAACGTGGAAATTTTGAACCTGTAGAAGAAACGTATTATATTCAAGGTATATCTTTAGGTGGTAATGTTCCAAGATCACAGAAAATACGAATAGAAGATAATGAATTAGTTAGAAATTTATCTCCTACAAATACTGCAGAGAAGTCTAGATTTGATCGCGCTCCAATTGATACAAATCGATTAGGTTTATTTTATTCAATGGCTGATCAAATTAACAAAGAAATTTTCAATCAAATTGGCGATGTTGAATTAGATGATTATATAGGAGATCCAAGTGATCAATACGAATCTATATATCCAGGTTTAGAAAATTTTGCAAATGAATATTGGAAAAAATATACAAATCGTAATGATATAAATGCATTTATACGTATATTTAGTCAATTTGATTTTTCGTTATTTACTCAAATAAAACAATTATTACCTGAACGTGTAGATGAAGCAATGGGGTTATTGGTTGAACCACATGCATTAGAACGAACTAAAATACAAGTAATAAAACCTATAACATATACAAATCCGCAATATGATGTAGTAATTCCTGGTTTACAACCTACTGCTAGTGCTGATTATAAAAATTATGAAGCAAATATTTCAATAAATGAAAATGTATTATCTATGCAATCATTATATCAAACAGCATCAAATGGTTATATAGATAATAATTATTTATTTAATATAAATGTAACAAATACCGGTAGTATGACCGGATCGGTAAATGAAGGTTTTGTTTTAAACTCTAGAGTTAGTAGTATATTTAATACAGAAAAGTTTTTTTATAGTTCAGTTATAAGTCAATCAATTGGACAATATTATAGTCGATCATTTACGGCCGCATCATATCGCGATGATAAATTTATTATGACAGAAAATCAAAGATTTGATGGTATGCAACTTACGGCTCCTGGAATTAATCAAAATTCAGCATATCCACAATTAAATTTTGAACCAATAGTTCAAGTATTTGCAGTGAATCCAAATCAATTAATTTATAATGAAACGCCGGCACCGAATCAACAAGGTACGTTACGTGTACAGTAAATTTACCTATAAGCATATTTATTAAAAAGTAGGATAAGATATGGGATATTTAAATAATAGTTCGATAACAATTGATGCAATTCTTACCAAAAAAGGTAGAGAGTTGTTAGCACGAGGACGTGATGAATTTAAAATTACGCAATTTGCGTTAGCAGATGATGAAATAGATTATGATTTATATAATCCAGAGCATCCATTAGGGTCCGCATATTATGGTGCCGCAATTGAAAATATGCCTATATTAGAAGCTTTGCCGGATGAAACTCAAACTATGAAATATAAGTTAGTAACTTTACCAAAAGGAACTGCCCGAATTCCAGTTGTATCACTTGGCCAATCATCAATAACATTACAAGCAAACCAATCATCTATCTTATCACCCGATACTGTTAATTTTTCTGGTGGTAATAGACAATTTGGATATACAGCAATTTTATCGGATTCTGATGTAGCTGAATTGAGAGTTACTCAAGCAATTGGTCGACAAGGTGCAGCCGCATCTATACCTCAATTTATTGGTGATTCTGAATCAGCCCAGAGTATTAGTCTTCAAGGAGTTGAATTTGAAGTGATTGCAAAAGAACAATATGATACAGATAAAACTGCGACGTTAGTAATTATTGGAAATGAAACCGGTGGTAGAGCTACTTTAGATATAACTGTTAAAAAATTGGATGTAGCTACAGTATCTCAAAAAGGTAATGTAGAATCGGGATTATAAAGGAATAAATAGAAATGGCAACACGTAATAGAAATATGAATTATAGATCTGCAAACCGCGCAGAACAGAGAGCTGTGCCGCAAAAATCGGCACAAACTTCTCGAGTATCGGTTGAACAGCAAGCCGAGCGATTAGCAAATCAAATTATCGCAGAACGTGATTTAGAACGTCGTATAGGCAGAAATGGTAAAGTATATTCTAGATTTGATACAATAGACGATGTTTTAGCAAATAATGTAGAAACTGTAACGCGTGGATTATTTTCTGGTAATACCGGTAGTTTAGTTTCGTTATTTACATCATCTAATTTAACTCCCGCGCAAAAATCATATTATCAAGAAATATTTAGCGGAGGTGATCCTAAAACAGTTACATCCGCAGCATCAGAACTTTCTATTGCATATGGTCATTATAACGGTTCTGGTTCTGCAGATACGTCTGGTAATTTAAATAATGATACACCTTCTAGAGCTATTTATAAACAATATGCACAAACATTATTAGCTCCTAATGATAAGAAATTTACTTTTAATAATGTTGATTCTGATTCTATATATGCGTTAAATTTTAATCGTGCAAGAGTACGAGAAAAATTAGACCCAGGTAATTTTGAAATTACATTAGCAGAAATGTCGGGTGGAGCAGCTGCTACTAATTATCAATTTCAAGAATCTTCGAGTAATAAATTTATACAAATTATTGATGATTCATCATTAACGTCTGCTACTGAAGGAGAAGCAGGTTTAGTTTATAATTTAATTTCTGGATCGTTGGATGGTGCCGGAATTTATAATGCATCAAGTCCAGTTTATTATGGATTATTATATCCACAACATGGTATTGCAATTTTAAATGCTACCGCGTTAGATACTGGTAATCCAGCTGGTGGGGCGTCATTAGGTACTCAAACAGAAGACGGTACAGAAGGAAATAATGCTTATAGATTATTTGCATCAATATCATCTTCAAATGCAAATACCGGTGCCGGTGTTAATGGAGGTATCCAGGCTAGATCATCAGAACAAGTAAAATCAACATATTATTTTGTTAGAGCTAAAAATGCAGAATATAATTATTCAAATAATCCAACATTTATTACAGGATCTCTTGGCCAATTAACATTTAATTCATTTAAGAATGATCCTCAAACATATATCACTTCAGTTGGATTATATAATGATCGTAGAGAATTATTAGCAGTAGCTAAAATGAGCCAACCATTATTAAAAAATTATACTCGCGAAGCATTGATTAAAGTGAAATTAGATTTTTAAAAATAAATGATATGATATGCCAATTATACCAACAGTTTTTCGACCAATACGTGCCAATGATTATCAACAACGTACCTTTAAGGCATATAAAAATTATCGTATAAATAGTACTGCATTTGTTACATCATCTGGATTTGTACATCATAATGGTGTTTACTTTAAACCTCCAATACATGTTAGTGATCCATCATATAATTATCCGGTAAATACGTTAGATGATACAAATCAACATGTAATATGGCATAGTTTAAATCATCGATATTATGCACATCCTCATGATCCAGTACGTAGTGCGGAATTAACAAATGCTTCATTAACTACAAAAAATTTATACAAATCGGCATCGGCATTAATATTTCCATTTAATGAAGTGGGTGAACGTGTTAAAGCTGGATCTGTAACCGGTATATTTACTAATGGACATTCATATACATTACAAGATGATGGTAATGGAAATTTACGAGATCATGCCATATCAACTTCTAGTTTTGCATCATCAAGTCGTAATATTTTACATTTATCTTTTAATAAAGAATTTGAACATAGAGGTCCTATCGAAACTCAATATGATACAACTAATTTTAATATTGTAGATGGCCCAACAGCAACCGGCGTTTCTGGAGTATATCCAATGGGCTATAGTTTTAAAATGAGCGATGATAATATTAATAATGCACTGATTCGAATACCACATGAAGATAAATTTAATCGATTTAATCGTACAGATGATTGGACTATTTCATTTTGGCATTATAACGCTTTTGGTAAACAACATCCGATAATATCAAAAGGTGGTATTCGAAAAGAAACATATCTAGACCCGATTAATAGTGTCATTAAAACGCGTGATAGTATAAGATTTATGCCTGGCATTACTGGTTCGTATGAAAATACACGTACACCGTTTATTATAGGAGTTCAGAAACATGGTAATGGTACGAGTGCTTCTGGTTCATGGAATTTACAAATATCGGATGGCACTGAAGTATTAAATATTTCATCATCCGGGGCTGATTATAAGTATACTGATTTAGGATGGAAGCATATTTGTATACGTAATTCTAATTCACTTTGTCAATTTTTTATAGATGGCATTGCTTCCGGGACATCTGGTTCATTACCAATTGGGGTTACCGCAAACCGCGATGATATTATAATCGGAAGGTTTATATCCGGAAGCCAAACAGCTGAAAACAATTCAATAAATAATTTAGCAGAATTACGTATGTATGATTATGCAATTTCTGATTCTGAAATTACTTCATTGTCAAATCGACATTATCTATCTGGTTCATTATTCCAGACTAACATCGCCGGCAATATATTTTATCGTACCGGAGAAATGGTAGTATCATCTCCAATGTCAAAATATAACACTGGTTCTGGGGCATTTGGTAATACGTTTAATGTTTCATATAAAGGAACTCATACAATATATGAAAATGAAGTTTTGGTAAGAGTACCAAAGGACCAATTTAATGTTTCAATGAATCCTAGTGCTACAATTACACCAGCAACAAATAAAATATTATCAGTATCAGAAGAAAAAAATTCATTACCTGGTGATCATCGTAAATCGATGTTTATTTCTGGCACTGTATCTCCTTATATTTCTACTATAGGTTTATATAACGATGCTGCCCAATTAGTCGCAGTTTCAAAGTTAGCTCAGCCTATTCAGAAACGAGATGATGTGGATATGAATTTTATTGTTCGTTGGGATTACTAGTATATTTATATTAAATAGGAATTAGTTATGGCATGGAGACGTAAATCTAAGATACGTGCGAACGCAATTAAACATGGTTATAGAAGTGGATTTGAACATCGAGTATCAGATCAATTAACAGAGGCAGAGATTAAATATGGTTACGAGGATACAGTAATACCTTATATTAAACCGGAAACAAAACACACATATACAATCGATTTTACTTTACCAAATGGTATTTTAATAGAAACAAAAGGTAGGTGGGTGTTAGAAGATCGTAAAAAGCATTTGTTAATTAAAAAACAACATCCAGAATTAGATATACGAATTGTATTTCAATCAGCTCGTACAAAAATCAGAAAAGGTTCTAAAACTACATATGGAGATTTTTGTGATAAACATGGAATCCCGTGGGCGGAAAAAAGTATACCAGAAAGTTGGTTAAAAACTTGACCTTACGAAATATTTTTGATATATTCAATTATAATTAAATTTTCATGAAAGTTAATCTTGAAATGAAACATTGTTATAGTGATGACAATGCTAATATATTAATATAATATTAATGAGTAAATTTTCTATAATTACACTTTTAGAATCCGTATTAGGTAAAGGTAAAATAAATTCGAATGATAATATCGCATTTCATTGTCCTTTTTGCCCTACTACTAAAAAGAAAATGGAAGTTAATGTCGTTTCTCAACATTGGCATTGCTGGGTATGTAATGCTGCCGGCAGAAAATTAACTATATTATTTCGTAAATTAAACGTTCAGAGAGAAAAAATATCACGATTAATTCAATTACTTGATGATGTTGAATATCGACCTAAACGAACTACTACTAATACCCCAGTAGTACAATTACCTGAGGAATTTATTCCATTATGGAAAATTAATACAAAATCACCTGAATATCGTAATGCTATATATTATTTAAAGAATAGAGGTATTACTATATATGATATACTTAAATATAGAATTGGATATTGTACGCGAGGATTATACACTGGAAAAATTATTATTCCGAGTTATGATGCAAATGGTAGTTTAAATTATTTTGTAGGACGTGCATATTATGATACTGATTACAAACATAAGAATCCAAATGTATCAAAAGATATTATAGGCTTTGAATTGCATATAAATTGGAATATGCCAATTATTTTAGTAGAAGGTGCATTTGATGCGATTGCAATTAAACGAAATGTAATTCCATTATTTGGTAAAACAATATCAAATACTCTTAAAAAACGTATTGTAGAAAAAGGCGTAAGAGAAATATATATTTGTTTAGATCAAGATGCGCGCAAACAAGCTTTAGAAGCAGCTGAATATTTTATGGCAAATGGTCTAGAAGTATATTTTGTGGATTTAACCGAATCAGATCCAAGCGAATTAGGATTTAAACGAATAAAATATGAAATTGAACATACTAGTATGTTAACATCAGAAAAATTAATGGAACAGAAAATATTATGCAGCATATAGATATTGGAATAGAGAAGATCGGTAAAATTTACCATATTGCAGATGTACATGTTAGAAATGTTAAACGTCATAAAGAATATAAACTGGTGTTTAATCGTTTATATTCGTATATTAAGAAAACAAAAACAGATGATTCTTTAATATACATAGCAGGTGATATTGTACATGCAAAGACGGATATGTCACCAGAATTAGTATCTGTAGTATCTGATTTCTTTAAACAATTGGCTGATATTGCGCCTACAATTGTAATTACCGGAAATCATGATTGTAACCTAAATAACAACTATCGCTTAGATGCCTTATCTCCTATAGTTAAAGCCTTAAATCATCAAAACTTACACTATCTTAAAGATAACGGTGTATATAGTATGGCCGGAGTACACTTTAACGTAATGTCGGTGTTTGACAAGCCTGCAGATTACATAAAAGCTGACAGTTTTGAAGGTGATTATAAAATTGCATTACATCACGGTTCGGTACATAACGCATCAACAGATGCTGGATTTGTATTAAGTAATACACATGTAACGACTGAAATGTTTAAAGGACATGATCTAGTTTTATTAGGAGATATTCATAAGCCACAATTTTTAGATGATGATAAAACAGTTGCATATGCAGGTTCATTAATTCAGCAAAATCATGGAGAAGTTTTAGGCCATGGAATAATGGTATGGGATTTAGAATCTAAAAAATCTAATTTTATTGAAATAGAAAATGATTATGGATATTATACGTTTCTAGTAGAAGCTGGTAAAATAACAAATCTTAGTGATAAAATACCATTACGTCCTAGATTAAGATTTAAAGTAAAAGATACCGACTCAGCAACATTAAAACGTATTATTGCAGATGTTAAATCTCGATATAAAGTACAGGATATTGTATTACAAAAAGTTAATGCATTAAATACTACTGATTCAAAAAATAAAATTAATTTTGGTAATATACGCGATGTTGAATGGCAAAATAAAGTAATTACAGATTATTTAACAGATGAATATGCTTTAGATGATGAATTATTAGATACTGTTAGGTATATTAATAGACAAGTACATAGTAAATTACCAACAAGTACATTAACTAGAAATATAACATGGACACCAAAACGTTTTGAGTTCTCGAACATGTTTAGTTATGGTACAAATAATTCTATAGATTTTTCAAATATGAATGGAACATATGGATTATTTGCTCCAAATGCTTCTGGTAAATCGACGTTGTTAGATGCATTAGCATTTTGTTGTTTTGATAAATGTTCGCGAACAAAAAAAGCAGCACATGTATTAAATAATAAAAAATCTAATTTCCAATGTAAATTTGAATTCGATTTAGGAAAATATACGTATTTTATTGAACGTAAAGCAAAGAAACAAAGTAATGGCCATGTTAAATTAAATGTAGATTTTTGGCGGATTGATGAATCTGGCAATCATGAAAGTTTAAACGGGGAACAGCGAGATTCTACAAATAAAAGTATAAAACAATATTTAGGGTCATATGAAGATTTTGTGTTAACTGCATTATCATTACAAAATAATAATACTGGGTTCATTGATAAAACACAAAGAGAACGTAAAGATCTTTTATCTCAATTTTTAGATTTAGATATATTTGAAAAACAATATTTAATCGGACACGAAGATATTAGAGAGACCGCGGCTTTAATTCGTGAATATAAAAGAAAAGATTTTTCAACAGATTTATCATTAGCAAAGGATGTTATATCTCAATTTACCGGTTCATATGAACAAATGAAAATAGATAAAACTGAACATGAAAAAATGAAAACAGATTTGAATGATATCATTTTTGTCATGACAAGGGAATTAAAAAAAGTTGATGAAACATTAGATCCAGAGACCATCTTAAATAAAATTGAACAAGCTAAAATACAGTTACAAGAATATATACAAGATAGAGATCAGAAAACTGGCATGATAGTATCTAAAAAAGACTTAATAAATAATACACAATCTAAAATAGATTCAGTTGACGAAGATAAATTAGTAGCACAATTAGAAAATATTAAAACATATAAATTAGATGTCGTGCTATTTAATAACGATTTAAAATTTAAACAACTTAAAATTCAGCATGCTCAAAAAATGGTATCTAAATTAGATAAACATGAATGGGATCCAGAATGTAAATTTTGTATGGCCAATCCATGGCTACATGAAACTAAACAAGTTGCAGATTTATTACCAAAATTAATTGATGAAGAACAGCAAATATTATTTGATATTGATGATATTGGAAATAAAATAGCCGATTTATTAAAAGATCAACCACGTGAAAAGATAGATTTATTAAATGCATTTAAATCTGATGTTAATAAATGGAATCAATTGTTAGCTACAATGGAACATGATCATAGTAAATGTGAATGGGATATTGAAACGTTATTTGTTAAAATTTCTGATTATAAAAAACAATTAACAAAGGCACAAAATCAAAAAGATAATATCGAGTTTAATAAAAAGAAAAATTCTGAAATTGAAGAAATAAGAGATGAAATATCAACAGTTAATTTTGAATTAAATGGATTAGATTCTAAATTATTAAATTTATCTGGTAAATTAAAAATGGCTGAAAAGAGCCGTGAAGATGCTGAAACAGGTATTAACAGATTAAAAACATTAGAACAACAATATCAAGCTTATGAATATTATCAAAAAGCAGTCAATCGCGATGGCGTCCCATATCATTTAATATCAAAAGCATTACCACAAATAGAATCTGAAATAAATAATATACTTAATCAAATAGTTGACTTTACCATGGTAATGGATACCGATGGTAAGAATATAAATGCTTATATTGTTTATGATGATGATAATTATTGGCCATTAGAATTAACTTCCGGAATGGAAAAATTTATTTCATCTTTGGCTATTCGTACTTCATTAATCAATGTATCAAATTTACCTAGACCAAATTTTTTAGCTATAGATGAAGGGTTTGGTGTTTTAGATTCTGATAATTTAAATTCAATGTACATGTTATTTGATTATTTAAAATCACAATTTGGATTTATCATGTGTATATCTCATATTGACGCGATGCGTGATATTGTAGATAAATTAGTAGAAATTAAAAAAGTTAACGGATATTCTGAAATTGCCTATGCCTAATATTTATATGAAATGAAGGTAACGTATGGCTACAGGAACGTGGAATCAAGGACAGCTTGAAAAACGTGTTACAAAAATTGATTTAGAAAATTATCCTACGATAAAATTTCATGATTCATCATTAACATCCGATGGAATTTTTGATATTATTGAATTTCCATCTCGCTTCACAGCTGGGAAAAACTTAATAAAACTTCGTGCTAATAATTCAAATACATTAGTTAAAGATTCAAAAATTCATATTGAAATATTAGATTCTAACGGCGATCCCGTGTATTTTGAACCATTAAATTATCTAGAACATGACGGAACTCGTGTTATTTCAATCTACATATTTCCAAAGAAAACCGCACCGGGTATTGGTAAAGTTTATATAGCCGGGCGATCTAAAATAGATGTAGATACCGGAGCTCCGATTACATTTAGTCGAGATTTTAACAATGAAAATTATTATAATCTTCCAAATGTATTATGGTCACGTAGTATACCTATAGCACCGGAAAATTCAAAAAATAATACAGAAATAATTTTTACACGACCATATCCTAAAGCAGCTGTACGTGAACGTGTAAATAAATTTTTTAAACCAGTAAATTTAACAGATGTAGCAGTTAACCGAAATGGTACTGGTACGGTAATCATAAAAGCGCTTCCTGCGGTTACTCAGCCAGCCGTAAGTTACATTTCAGCTCCTAAAGGTGCAGATGTAAATAGTCAATTAAATTATGAAGGCGCAGCTTCTCCTAATACACCAATGTCATCTATAGGAAAACAAGTAGTAGTAACCCCAGCAGTGACTGCTACTAGTGAAACAAATGAACCATTAGAAGTAGAGAGTGCAGAAATTGTTACAATATCAGCATTTAGTCGATTAGAAACTGTTGGATTTTCATTATCATCTTCCATGGAAGGAGGTTCTATAACAATTGTTAATCCATTCGTTGATTTGCTTCAAGGTAATAGTATGATTAATGATCTTGGACAACTTATACCTTCATCACAAGCTACAACTGATCAGTATGGTACTACTGATTATAATTTAGGAAATACGTCTATACAACTTTCTGGGAGTTATACATTTGTTATCGATACAATATTATCAACTACAAAGGCAAATGTATTTTTAACTTCCGGCTTTAAAAATGTCGAAGAAAATACATACGGTGCATTTTCATTTAAAACTATCGGCGCCCAATCTGATTATATTATAAAAGATATTAATGCTACATTAAATTTCACGTGTAGTTATACCGAACCATTTGTATTATCTGAAACTGAACAATCGCAATCATTTGCAGAAATTGTATTATCAAATATCGAACCGGCTACCGGTGATGTATATAAAATACAAACATTATATAAACCAGCTGGACAATTTGGTGATTTTGTAGATGCCGGATATGTTAATATAGAACAAGTTGAAATATTAGAAGATGTGACGTCATATGAAAATATACAATCAATTGGAATGGTTTATAATCGTATAGGTTATTTTACTAGTTTATCTGATTTTAGTTCATATTGGGAAACTACAAATGGGTCAATCACACCAGACATTGCATTAACAACTACATATAAGCCTGATATATTATTAGATGCTGTACAATTAATACCAGATACTAGTTTTAATGCAACAGACAATCGATTTGGATATTTACATTTAAAATCGGAATATCATCCAAAAGTATATGAAAATACTAGATATATGATGTCATTGAACGCATTTGCTAATGATATATCTGGATCGGACCATTCCTTAATACAAAATTCTCGACTTGATATTTATATATCAGGTAGTAATGCGTCTATACAACCTGATTCAGAATATATTAATCGATATTTAATATCTGATATAAATGTCGCTGATAGTATACCTGTAGATTTAGCCGATAACGGATCATTGGGTATACGCGTAGCTACAATTGAAGCAACAGAAGGCACTCAATTTAATGAAATACCGGCATTAATATCATTTAAAGCATTAAAACAAGAAAATATTGATGTATATTTTGTAGTACGGAGCGGTGTATGGGCATTATCAAATATTAGCTTAAAATCAGATAAACAGACAGGATTTTCTCCAAATTATACAAGAATAAATACTAGAATTCCTACTGAGTTTTTAGAAACGCCATTAACATTTAAATTCCTTTATTATGATATAAATAATAATAAAGCGCAAGCTGAAACATCAGTTTATCCAGTAACATTTTATGGAGATAATTTATTAATTGGAGGAAATAATAATTTATTATCAGGTTCGGTTTTTATTGGAAATACAATAGGTTCTGGAATTGAATTGGCAGGTGTTAATTCCGGATATATTAGATCGATTGGATATGAAGGATTTAAATCAGCCTCGAGGACAGACCAACCTGGTGGATTTATGTTATACACTGGTTCTGTTTTACCATCAGCTCCTGATAATTATGCCGGCGTGGGAATTGAAATTGTACAAGATTCATCAAGTTACTTTAAATTCGATACAACTAATGGAATTGATGTACGAGCAAAAAAATTCTTTGTAGGTACAACAACTGATCAGTTTGTAAGCGGTTCCGGAGGTAATATAGAAATATCATCTAGTAATTTTCATTTGAAACCTGATGGTGGATTAGTAATAGGAGGTGATACTGTCATTAACGCAGATTTATCCGCAAATCAACTATTTGTTCCAGCCGGCACTACAGCTTCAAATGCAAAGGCATACATTTCTAGTTCCGGTGAAGCTAAATTTATCGGAGATGGTGCCGGTGATTATATTGTAGACTTTTCAACTACAGGCGCAAAAATATCTGGATTTGAGATATCATCTTCAGAAATTAAATCTTCAAATGATAATCTTAGATTAAAATCGTCTGGCCAGATAACGGGATCCGATGTTAAATTTACTGGTGGTAAAATAGGAGGATTTACATTAAGTTCTACTACATTAGCTGCAACAAACTTTACTCTTGATCCAGGAAATAAACGTATATCATTAGGTACTGGTGATAATATATTTATAGCAGATGGCGATGATGGAATACAATTAGGTGATGCCACCTTTGCAGATGCACCATTTAGTGTTACTAAAACTGGAACATTAAAAGCAACATCCGGAACAATTGGTGGTTGGACATTAGCTAGTGATAGAATAACTGGCGGAAGTATGATTATTCGAGATAATGGAACTATCGAATCTGATGGATTTGTTTCGAATCTAGCCGGCTCAGGATTCCGATTAACCGCCGCCTCCGGAGGATTTTTAGAAGTAGAAAATGCAAGAATACGTGGGACATTATCAACTGCGGTATTTGAGAAAGAGACAGTCAATGCTGTTGGTGGTCAACTATATGTTGCTAACTCAACTACTCTTACAGGATCAATTGACAATCCTGCAGGGGCATATGCAGCTGCAGATACGACAATGTCTGTTGTTAACGTGACTGGATTTACATCCGGAGAAATATTATCGGTTAAAAAAATTAACAGTACCGGCTTTCAAACCGAATACCTTAAAATTGACTCGGCATCTAGAAAAAATTCTAATAGTGAAACCGATTTTTCTGGTAAAATATATGTAACAAGGTCTTATGGTTCTGGTATAGACGGAGATTCTGGATCGTTAGGAAATACTCCTGGTGGAGCACAATCATATACCGGTTCTCAAGTAATAGTATCCACCGGTAAACTTGGAACAGGGTATATTAGATTAAATGCAAATCCGAATGACCAAGCAACTCCTTATATACAAATAGTAGAGCGTACCGGTAGTGGTATTTATGATTTAGATTTAAAAGCTCAATTAGGAGACCTTTCCGGTATCACCGATAATATTAATGGCACAGATGTAACTGGTTTCGGTTTATATACAGATAATGCATTCTTAAAAGGTGGTATAGTAGCTACATATGGATCAATTGGAGCTTTAAATATTGGGTCACAATCAATATCAATTGGCAATGGCGGCTATGATGATTCCAATACTAAATTTTTTGTTAGTTCAAGTGGTAAATTTAGTTTAGGTGAAAAATTTGTATGGGATGGTACTAATTTAACTATAGAAGGTTCAATTACATTAACCAATGCATCAGATTTTGTACAACCTAGTCAAACTGGTTCAATAACTGATGGCTTTGTTTCTAATGATGCAACTTCTAGTTTATTAACATCAGATGATACTGGCTCTTTACTTACCGCGGCTGATACCGGTTCATTTTTAACACCAGATGATACCGGATCTTTACTTACTGCCGCACAAACATCATCATTAGAAAATCCGGCTACATATGCATTTGGTGGAGATGATGGATTTACATTGGGTACACATACTGTGAATACTGGTCTTAACATGAACTCAAGCTTCCTAGGATATTTCAATGGTACTACACCTAAAACATTCATGTCATCATCAGGTGATTTCTATTTAGGAGGCACCGGTGGAGCATTTAAATGGGATGAGTCGGAAGGTTCTTTACTAGTAAGCGGATCATTAGTATCAATGAATGTTCCGACATTTTATTTTGGTGGAACTAGTCAATTTATATCTGGCGCAAATGGAAATATAGAAATATCATCATCTAATTTTCATTTGAATTCAGCTGGTGATGTTAACATGTCTGGGACTATAACATCAACGGCAGGTGTCATTGGTGGATTTACTATTGACGGTCATAGTTTAACATCGACTGGTGTAGAAATAAATGATTCAACTCAAGACTTATTTATTTCATCTTCAGATTTCAAAGTAACACATGCCGGTGATATGTCTGCATCTAATGCAGACTTTGATGGATTTGCGGTAGCTAGATCATTACGACAAAAGACTGTGACTATAACACAGGCCAATATGCATCAATACTGTGTACAATTGATAAATGGTGATGATTCTAATATAACTTTCCAGGGCGAAACTGTAGATACCGTTATTGCAATAACAACAAAATTAATGCTAGACGGTTCGTTAGGAGGAGAAATAATATCACATGTGATAATAGATGTTGATCTTCTATCTGAACCTCCAGAAGATTCCTACTTTGTGGCCGGCGAATTAATATCTCTAGGCCTAGGAACACAGCCAAGCTCTAATTTCCAAAGAACGGCGTTAGGTAGTGAATATTTTGATGATGGAACTGATACTATAAGCGCAAGTGGTGCCTATCTGTACAAAAGTTTTGGCGGAATACGAGAAATTATAGGACCTACTGCGGTAGACGGTACCAAAGTACCAGTTACAATTGAAATAGGAGATACTGCAAACGTAGACTTTTATGTACCAATTGGAAACGCCGCAGCTAATTCAGCATTTGGTATTATATCACAAAGACTTGAAAATCAGATGGCGATCATATCACCAGTATTAAGGGAGGAACTATAACATATGTCGTTTAAAACAATGAGATTAGCCAAAAGAGGCATGTATACATTTACAACTGATACCAATAACAATATTGGCTTCTTAGGAGGTACAACGCATCTTTTTGGTATTAGCGCAGATGGTGATTCTGTAATAAAAGGTGATTTAGATGTAGGCGTAGGTAGTACTAATGAAATAAGATGTTCAGGCGATGTAATAGCATTTTCCACATCTGATATTAACCTTAAAACAGACGTTACTCCTATCACAGATCCTATAAGCAAAATACAAAAATTGTCTGGTAATACATTTACCTGGAAGTCAGAAGCTGGAAGGCGGAAGTCTGGCATCGCAGATGTAGGAGTCATCGCCCAGGAAGTTAATTCCGTGTTACCAAATATAACTCGAGAAGTTAATGGCGTAATGTCAGTACGATATGAAAAATTAATACCATTATTAATAGAATGTATAAAAGATCAACAAATACAGATAGATGAATTAAGACTTAAATTGGAGGATAAATAATGGCAGTTTTTGTACCAGGACCAGGTGAACCTAAATCATTAGCACGAATGAGAAAACATGCGGTAGGACATGCAAATGGCACTCCATCATTCACATATAATTCTTTGATCAATACCGGCATTGAAGCTTCTTTATCAAGTATATCTAATACATTAGGTAACAACGTTGTACTGAATTCTACTAATGCACCTAATTTTAATCCATCAACCCCTCATAAAATGTCTGAATTTTCATCAATGAAATCATATGTACATGTACAACAAGACGCCGGCGGACCAAAATAAAGGATAACAAATGGGACAATTATCAAGAGATTTTATAGATATAGTTGATGGTAAAATATTTTTCGTACCATCTGGTTCTACAACGTTAGGTGTATCACAAAGTATAAATTCAGTAGCACAACATTACGTGGTAACTATGTCTGGGGCATCGTTATCTCAAAGCGTTTTGGCTCCTGCAAACGCGACAGCGTCTTTTTGGTATTTTAGATCTCCAGATACACATTCTTTTAAAGTGTTTTATCAGAATGCCAATCGCACAAGTATTGAGCCAACCGGTAGTATTTTTGGATTACGAGATTTACCAAATACTATAAATACAAAGGTATCGGGATCTGTAATTGAAGTTAAATTACCTATGGGTATATCAGGTTCCGAGATTACAACACGTACAATTTCTGCTTTACGCTCACATAAATTTACAGCAAATCGTTTAACAATCTCCGCTTCTGGATTCTTTACTACATCATTTGAACAAGGGCAGCATATACTCTCCGGTTCTGGATTTAATACATATATACATATTATTAATTCAATTTCCGGTACCCCAATTGCGGATGATATTAATTTTAGTCACATGTCTGGTTCATCTATTTCATATTGTGTACAGACCAGCGGTTCAGGTACATTAAGAGGTATATCATCGGAAGGAACGCCAGATACCGGAAGTGCCACTGTACAAATACGATTAAATGAAACAGATAAAGATGTAGTAGAAACTGCTCTTGAAGATTCTCAATCATACATGAATGTACGAGATGGGTATTACGGTGTATCGGTAACTAACTCAACAACTGGTTCTAATGTATCATTGCATGGCGGAGTTCCATTAGATATTGGATTACCTATTCCGAATCCACCATATATAAAAACAAATGGTGGTTTTGCTGTATTAATGGATAACGCCGGCACATTAGATAATTCAGAATTTCAAATATTTAAAGACACTGGAATACCAGGAGTAGGCGGAACAGAACTATTTAAAATATCAGAAGCTGGTAATTTAACTGTTAGTGGATCGATAAGCGGTGGTTCTTTCTAACTGCAATATTTATATAAAAGGATTCTAACATGTTAGGAGAATGGTTAGCAGATCAAGTTATATCTGAACAAAACATTAAAACAATTGTTGTAATATACCCAGGCCGGTTTCAACCCATGGGTCAACATCATGCGGCTACATATAAAAAATTAGCTACGAAATTTGGCAAATCTAATACATTTATTGCAACATCAGATAAAGTTAAATTACCTAAATCGCCTTTAAATTTCAAAGAAAAACGTAAAGTAATTTTTAAACATGGAATAGGTAATGTGGTACAGGTAAAAAATCCATACCAAGCTTCTGAAATTACTAGTAAATATGATCCAGAAACTACAGCCGTATTATTTGCGGTCGGGGCTAAGGATATGCTAGAAGATCCTAGATTTCGTATAGGAACTAAAAAAGATGGCAGCCCAGGATATTTTCAATCATATGAAGATAATAAAGACATGTTACAACCATTTACTCAGCATGGATATTTAGTTGTGGCACCACATATAGATATACAAATACCTGGATATGGAGAAATGTCTGGAACCACGTTACGTCAAGTATTAGCCACAGCAGACCCAGAAACATTTAAAGATGTAATGGGATTTTATGATGAAAATATATATACAATGTTGCGTGATAAATTTTCTGCTATTAATATAAATCAAGTAGAATCATTTATAATATCTCATGATATATCTAAATTAATATCTGAAGTAAGTACTGCAACTGCTCAAGGAGAGTCGGATGTAGATGACGGTCCACGATACTTTTACGGGAATCAAGCATCATACCAAAAACAATCTCGTATTATGGCCGAAAAATTAGGATACCAAGTAATTGAATATTTATCAGGTAATACTGAACTTCAGATACATCCAGTAGATCCAAACGGCGGTCCTCCATTATCCGTATCTTATTTCCCAACCGGCGTTAAAGGTGCAAAAAATTCCGGTACTGATTATTTACGTGGCATGAAAGGTAATCCGGCATATAAGTCATGGCGTAAATATATTGATAAAGTTGCTCAACAAGTTGGATATAAATTTATAGATTTTTTAGGCGCAGAAGACTCTATAGATTCCTCCGCCAAAGAAGAATTAAAACCTCAAGGATTACGCGAAGATATAAATTTACCTATTAATATAGGCGATACAGTAATGATGGGTAGATTTAAAAATAAAAAAGTAGTTGTGAAAACAATTGGCTGGAATGAAAAAGGTGATTTATTAATTAATGGAAGGTCGGCAATGAAATTACGTATACCACCTAAAGCACAAGAATTAACTAAAGAATGGTGGAGTAAACAACTTGGAGAATTATTAACTGAAGCTAAGGCAAATACTCATTTAACACATCTAGAAGAATTGATATTAACGCAGGGAGCTCAAGGATATAAAACAGCTCGATCATTCTTAATTGAAATGTTAAAAAATCTTAAAGGAAATAGTGATGCAAAAGTTAATACATCAGTTAAATGGGATGGAGCGCCAGCCATATTTGCAGGAATTAATCCGGATAATAAACAGTTTTTTGTAGGAACAAAGTCCATCTTTAATAAAGAACCTAAGATTAACTACACAATGGAAGATATAGATTTAAACCATGGACATGCACAAGGGTTAGCTGATAAATTAAAATTAGCTTTAGAATATTTACCTGCATTAGGAATTAAAAATATACTACAGGGCGATTTTATGTTTGATAAAAGTATTTTAAAATCTACAAATATTGATGGTAAAAAACATTATTCATTTCGACCAAATACAATTACATATGCAGTAGATGTAGATTCTGATTTAGGAAGGCAAGTTGCTTCCGCGAAAATAGGCATTGTATTTCATACAACGTATCGATCATTAGATAGCGGTGCATCATTTGGAGCAGATGTAAGTGGGTTAAGACGCAATCCTAATGTATGGTTTGATGATGCATTTTTTAAAGATACAACTGGCGTAGTAACATTGACGGCAGCTGAAGCAAAGGAAGTTGCAATGATGATTAAAAAAGCAGATTCAGTAAAAATAAACTATGATAATCTTCCAAGTTCATTATTAAACATATACCTTAATCAAGAAATAAAAACCGGACAATTTGTTGATAATGCGGCTATATCATTTAAGGCATTTCAGAAATGGTATGAATTACGTGTTAATAAAAAGATTGCAAAATTAAAATCAGATCGAGGTATAGAAAAAGCAACATTAGCAAAACAAGAACAGTTGGCAATGTTTAATGAAAGAAAACAAGATATTTTAAATATATTTATAGTATCAAAATTATTAGCAGATGCAAAGTTAATATTTGTTAAAAAATATAATGATGCAATATATAATACAAAACATTTTGTAGATGATGGTAAAGGTGGGTTAAGAGTTACAGCCCCAGAAGGATATGTAGCGGTTGATCGTATAGGACAAGGAGTTAAATTTGTGGACCGAGTAGAATTTAGTAGAGCTAATTTTGCAATGGATAAAGGCTTTACAAAATAACAATTGTATATTTATATAAAATGAAATAAAGGACATTATGAAAGAATCAATTTTAAGAGAAACAATTCGTAAAGAAATACGTAAATCTCTGAAAGAATCTGACGTTACTACTGGTGTAGAACGTGAGACTGGCAAAATAGAAAAAAATGCCGGAGTTAAAATGCTTAAAAGAGCATTAGCTCAAGGATCACCGCGACAACAAGCCGCCGGCTTAATCAAAGTAATTGATGCAATATCAGGTGGCAGTACAGCTGTAAAAAATGCATTAGTAATGATGTTAAAACAAACTGATTTAGATTCAGCTCCTGAAGAGCCAGTAGCAGAAGCAGAAATGAAAGGCGCTTTAGCAAATAAACAAGATAGATTAGATAAAACTCAAGCATTTGTGCAATTAAAAAATGTTTTAGCTCAAAAGCCAGCTTTACAGCAAGTTGATTATGTAATACAATTAATAAATGGTTTAGGTTTAAGAGATTCTGCTAAAAAGCGATTGGTAATTAAATTACGCCAAGGTATAAAATAATATGTCAAGTAAGTTACAAAATATAAAAGCTGTAAAACAATTACTAGCAGGGACTCATAAATCTCAAACTAGAAAATCGATTTACACAGGTTCTACAAAAACAGAAATATCTGAAGATGAAATTATAGAACGTTTTGATAACGGAAAACCAAAAATTTGGATTGAAACATCTACAACCGGTACTAGAATTCGTGTCACTCAACATGATGGATTTAAATCACGAGAACCTGAAAATTCTGTTTTAAAAACCATTCAAGACACGTTATCAGTGCCAGAAAAATGTCCTAAATGTAAAACTGATATGCGTGCCAATGAGAAGCAGTTAAATTTTAAATTTTGGTTTAAACGTAAAATGTGCTTTGGATGTGTATTAACAGAAGAACGTAAGATCAAGATGCAAGGTGAAGTAGCGTGGAAAGAATATCAGAATAATATAATGTCTGCTAATGCAGAAGCATGGTTTTCAGATACAGATAAAGAAGTTGAAATATTAAAAACGCAGACCAAAGAAACGTATTACCAAAACGCAGATGGCGGCTTTGGTGAAATGGATATAACAGCTTTTATCGAGAAAATAGATATAGATTATAATAAATTAAAAGAATCGATTAGAAATCAATTTGTGGAGACTACCGATGGCAAGGAATAGATCATTAAATAAGATTGGTAAAGAGTTTGATAAATTAGTTGCAGATATGAAAAAGTTAGCTGGTGATTATGCAAAAGCCGATGGTTCAAAAAAACAACAATTAGTATCAAAATTAAAACAAATGACCAAAAAGAAAAAACAATTACAATCAGAAATGGAATCCGCAGTAAATGCAGCTGATAAAGATGTGGAATTGCAAATTGATGAAATGACAAAATTATTACGATCAGAAGTTATTAAATTAATAAAAGAACAATACGGATACAGTAAATAAAGGATAATATGAAGATAGCGCCGATAGCAAATCAAATATATTTACGTACTATAGTAGAAAGTATTTCTGGCGATGCATCAAAAACTAACCTTATTACAAAGAAACTTGCAAATGATTTAAAACAATCTGGTTCTGATGCTAACGAAGAAGAAGTGCAGGGAGCAATGTTAATGGCTTTAGCAAAAGCCGATTTTAATATCGATCAAATAGATGTATCTGATGTGGAATCGATTAAGAATGAAATACAAGAATCGCGTGGATATAAACTTAACGAAGCCGCCGGTACCGTAGGGACCATTATACATGGTATAATGGATCTCCTAGGAAATTCGGCATTAATAGATATATCGATAGGAGAAATAGAAAAAGAAACAGGAAAATCAGTAAATAAAAACCGGGTTAAGTCTATGCTGAAAAAAGGACTTGTTTGGCTAGACAAACTTGCCGGCGCGCCTGCCAAAGGTATGAAATTATTATTTGAAGCAATTGCGAGAGTATTTGGTGCCGGAGAATTTGCACAAAAAATTGCAGGACTCGCCGGAACACTTATAGCAGTAGCTATTATGTTTATTATTGGTATTGTTACTTTTCCGGCAATTACATCCTGGTTTTGGTTTTTCTTTTCTGTTGGTGGGTTAATAGGTAAAGGTGCTGAAATAGTCGTGTTAACAAAAAAAATATATAAAGAAGTTAAAAATCGTTATAATGTAAAATCCCCCGATGTAGATAATACTGATATTAACGCAAATCCAGTATTTTAATAAAATGGAGAATAAGTTATGGGTATATTGAATAAAATATTTTCAGGCGGAGCCGCCGAATTAGTAGAAGGAGTAGGTGGAGTATTAGATAACCTAACAACTACTAAAGCTGAGAAATTAGAAGCAAAACGTAAAATGAAAGAATTGATTGCTAACCATGAAGCCAAAATGGAGCAAAATATAACTGATCGTTGGTCAGCTGATATGAATTCAGATTCTTGGTTATCTAAAAACGTTAGACCTTTAGTTCTTATATTCTTAGTTGTATCAACAGTGTTAATGATATTCATAGATGCTGGAACAATTGCTTTCGAAGTAGAAGCTAAATGGACTGACCTTCTCCAATTAGTTCTTATCACTGTCATTGGTGCCTACTTTGGCGGCCGTACTATGGAAAAAAGAGTTAAGAAATAATTTGTGATATTGCAAATAATTTATTATATTTAAAGTAATGGCAGTTAAAAAATCTCTTAAAGAAATTATAGGTGATGAATACAAACGGTGTTCACAAGATCCTATACATTTTATGCGTAAGTATTGCGTAATACAACATCCCACGCGTGGAAAAATGTTATTTAACTTATATCCATTTCAAGAAAAATCATTACAAGAATTAAAAGATAATAGATATAATATTATTTTAAAATCTAGACAATTAGGTATATCAACATTAACAGCAGGGTATGCTTTATGGAAAATGATATTCCGGTCTGATTTTAATGTTCTAGTAATTGCAACAAAACAGGACGTTGCAAAAAATCTTGTAACTAAAGTACGAGTAATGAATGAAAATTTACCTAATTGGTTAAAGGGTAAAACATTAGAAGATAATAAATTATCATTACGTTATGGAAATGGATCACAAATCAAAGCGATTTCATCTAAAGGAGACGCCGGTAGATCTGAAGCATTATCATTATTAATATTTGATGAAGCGGCCTTCATTGATAAAATTGATGAGATATGGACAGCTGCTCAACAAACATTAGCAACTGGTGGTGATTGTATTGCATTATCAACTCCAAATGGTGTAGGTAATTGGTTTCATCGTCAATGGGTTAATGCAGAGTCCGGTGGAGAATTCAACACAATAAAATTACATTGGACAGTACATCCGGATAGAGATGAAGCATGGCGTATTAAACAAACAGAATTACTTGGAGAAAAGGGTGCAGCGCAAGAATGTGATTGTGATTTTATATCATCTGGTCACACCGTTGTAGATGGTAATATATTGCAATGGTATTCTGATACTCATGTAAAAGATCCAGTTGAAAAAAGAGGCTTTGATTCAAATTTCTGGATTTGGGAATATGCTGATTATTCAAAAAAATATATGGTTGTTGCTGATGTAGCTCGAGGCGATTCAACTGATTATTCTGCATTTCATGTATTTGATATAGAATCATGTCAACAAGTTGCTGAGTATAAAGGAAAAATTGGAACAACAGAATATGGTAACATGTTAATTGCAGTAGCCACAGAATATAACAATGCATTATTAGTAATTGAAAATGCTAATATTGGCTGGGCATCAATTCAAGTTGCGTTAGATAAAGGATATTCAAATTTATATTATTCGTATAAACAAGATGGATATGTAGATGAAGATGTTCAGTTACGTAAAGGATATGATTTAAAAAGTAAATCAAAAACAGTTCCTGGATTTTCAATGACTTCCAGAACACGTCCATTAGTGATATCAAAACTAGAAACATATTTTAGAGACAAAACACCGATAGTTCATTCGAAAAGATTAGTTGATGAGTTATTTACATTTGTATGGCTAGGTCATAGGGCAGAAGCCGCTAGAGGATATAATGATGATTTAGTAATGTCGTTTTCTACCGGTTTATGGATGAGAGATACAGCCTTGCGATTACAACAACAAGGAATGGATTTAAATAGAAAAGCATTAGGACACTTTGGAAAATCGCAGGGAGTATATTCAGCGACAACAGAAACACCAAAAGAATGGCAATGGAAGTCAGGAGATAACGAAAATTCTGATTTAAAGTGGTTACTCTAATATTTATTTATATAGGTAAAATATGGCAGATACTTCATTAAGAGCACGGTTAAGTAGATTATTTGCAACTAACGTAGTTGTACGCAGAATCTCAAAAAATAGATTAAAAGCAGTTGATACAAACCGCTTGCAGTCTACAGGAAATTTAAGTAACAAAAGATATGTTGATAGATTTTCCGGCGTACATCGTGGCATGCCAGGTTATGGCACATATAACCAAAATCAAACATTCCATACTTCAAAAGTAGAGTTATTTACATATTATGAAGCCATGGATATG